GAGCGCAGATGATATTGACATCACCAGCTTTGACTCCGAGGGCTGGAGAGAAAGAATACAAGGCATAAAAGAATGGTCCGGATCTTTTGAGGGCAATTTCAAGCCGGATGACACAGACGGGCAGGCCGCCTTGATCAATGCTTGGTTAAGCGGTGACTCGTTGACATTGGAACTTCAAGTAAACAGCACTGTGAAGTTCTCCGGCGACGCTTTTGTGAATCTGAGTATTGAGACGCCAGTTGACGACAAAGCAAGTTTCAGCTGCGACTTCTCCGGAACCGGTCCGCTGACACCGACGCTGGACGGCGGTAGTTAATGGCTATCAGGGGAATTGTGGGGGCGGTGTATGAAAGTGATGCCGCCCCTGTCTCTGAAAACATCGCTTTGCTGTTCGACTGGGCCCTTGAAGCCAAACAAAGAAAAGAATTTACCTATGGTCCCCAAATGCATATAGTAAACGAAGGTTGGCATATAAAAGCAAGTGCATACTGGGCGGCAAAGAAACTGTCGGAAGGAAAGGCTTATGTCCGGCTGTTCATTGGTAAAGGTGAAGATAGGCGTTGTCTGGCAGGGCAGGTGGAATTGCCTGTAATGAAAAAGACTGACGGCATAAATGCATCGGAAATAAGATTGGAAGGCGTTAGCCTATTAGAGCAGGAGGATGAACATGAGGAATAAAATAGTGAAATTTGCAGGTAAGGACATAAATGTCCAGGAAAGGCGCATCGGTGAGCTTGAAATACTGGTGCGGGAACTTTTCCCAAGCACGAAAGGCAAGCTGAAAAACCTTGACAAAGCCCTGAATGACATGGAGCTAGACTGGGATCTGCTTTATAAGAAGATACCAATTGTATTTCCGGAGATAACAGAAGATGACGTGAAAAACGCTTACATGAGCGACTTGGAAAAGCTGCTGGGAGCATTTATTGACGTAAATTTTTTCGCGCTGAAGCAGATGCTTCCGAAGCTGATGCTTTTGGCTCAGACTGGATCACGGCAGAGATAGTTGTACTTCTCGGGCGCGAATTTGGATGGACACTTGATGATATGCGCCAGCTCCGGCCGAGCGAACTAAGCGCGGTAATGAAAGAACTACAAAAACAGAAACTAATTGACGAATACACAGAACAGAAAAACAAATGGGCGTTTCTGGCCGCAGTAATAATGAATGGTGTTGCAGCATTAGCCCGGGTTTTTAGCGGTAAGAAAAAGAAAATAAAAGAGATTAGTCCGGATGATTTTATCAGCAAGGACTTCAAGAAAATCATTCAACAGGTTTTAGGCAAACAAGAAGAAGATAACGGCTATAAAAAACATATTGATGACGCAAAACAGAAGGGTCTAAAAGTGCCGACAAAGGCAGGTGAGACAGTATGACCGTAGGGCAGGTAATTGCAAAGTTGGGCGTTGACCCGAAAGAATATGAAAAAGGATTGAAGCGAGCAGAAGCACAGGCCGATAAAGCAGGCTCTAAGATAGGTTCAATATTCAAAAATGCTTTTTCCGTGACGCTCGGAGTGGGCATGTTTGAAGCCTTAAAAAAGGGCTTTAAGTCCACAGTAGGAACGGCAATTAGTTTCAACTCCATGCTCCAGACGGCCCAGATAGGGTTTACAACTATGCTCGGGAGCGCCGAGAAGGCCCAGGCTTTCCTTGATGACATGGCCGATTTCGCGGCCAAAACACCGTTTGAGTATCCTGAACTGCTTGACGCAGCCAAGAAAATGCTAGCCTACGGATTTGCAGCTGAGAATGTCCTGCCAACTCTGCGGGCTGTTGGTGATGCGGCCGCGGCTCTCGGTATGAGCGGTGAAGGTATCGACAGGATAACTCTTGCCTTGGGCCAGATCTATGCAAAGGGTAAACTGTCCGGCGAAGAAATGAGACAGCTCACCGAAGCTGGAATCCCTGCATGGGAAATGTTAGCAGAAGCGATGGGAACAACCGTTCCCGAACTCCAGAAGATGGTATCTAAAGGACTAATACCCGGATACAAGGCCGTTGATATGCTAACAGCGGGTATGACAAAACGCTTCGGCGGCATGATGGCGTCAATGGAAAACACCTGGCAGGGCGTGACGTCCAGCATAAAAGACATATGGCGCATGACCGTCGGCACGCTGACGCAAAACCTGTTCGGCGGACTTAACGCCATGCTCATCAAAGTCCGTGACTTCATGCAGGCATTCTACACGATGTTGCAATCTGTCATGGGCAAGAAGGCCCAGCAGACCACCGACGGGCTTGTGCAGAGCACAGAAGATCAGGCAGCAGCTATAACCGAAGTTGGAGACGCAACAGAGGATGCCGCTAAAAAGGCGCAGAAAAACGTACAAGCGTTCGATGAGGTGCACCAGCTCCAGGAGGATATGAACAATAGCGCTGCCGGGGATATGTTTGCTATACCGGGGGCAGGCTCTCAGACGGCTCCTATGGAAATGGAGGATACCGGAGAGCCCGAAGCCTTAACAAAGATGCAGGAAATGCTCGAAAAGCTAAAGGTCCTGTTCGATCCTGCTATAGATGGGTTCAACCGGTTAAAAGAAGCAGCGGGTCCTGTAATACAAAATATTGGTAAAGGACTTAAATGGTTTTATGATAATGTTTTGGTACCGTTTGGTACATGGGCTATCAGCGAAGCATTGCCGGCATGGCTAAATATGATAGCCGCATCAATATCTATACTAAATCCAATAATTGAAGCATTTAAGCCCTTGGCTATATGGCTCTGGGAAAACTTTTTACAACCCATTGCTAACTGGGTAGGAGATGCATATATAACATGGCTTAACATGTTAACCGATGCTTACCGAGCCTTGGGTGACTGGATGGCACAAAATCAGGAGGCTGTTACCGCCGGGCTAGCCGGAATACTGACCGGAATAATTGCATACCAGGCGATAAACAACATACCCCAAATAATAAACAACGTGAAAACTGCCTTGTCAGGTCTCGGCGCTCTGTTTGGAGGCCTTACGTCTCCCATTGGGTTGGTTGCTGTAGCTATCGGTGCACTTGTCGGCGGATTCATCTATTTCTATACTACCAACGAAGAGTTCCGCGGTACGGTCGACAGCATCCTGCAGGCCATTGCGGACGCCGCAGTATACCTATGGGAAAACGTCCTGAAACCCTTGGGTGAATTCCTTGGTAACGTGTTTACCGTCGCTTGGGACGCAGTATCAAAGGCCGCAACGTGGTTCTGGCAAAACGTACTTGTTCCCGTAGGCGATTTCTTGATGTGGTTCTGGAATTCTGTACTTGTCCCTATAGGTGCGGTATTGGTTGACGTGCTGGGAGTAGCATTTCAAACTGTGGCAGATATAGCCAAATCATTCTGGGAAAACGTGCTTGTGCCCCTTGGTAATGCATTGGCTGAAATGTTTGGGCCTGCTGTAGAAGCTGTATCGGCTGTACTAAGCTTCCTTTGGAATGATGTATTTGTACCATTTGCAGAATTCTTAATAAGCATATTTAAACCGATTATAGAGGCGCTTATTGAGGTGTTTGAATTCCTGTGGGAAAACGTATTGAAGCCTTTAGCTGAGTTCGTTGGCAGCGTATTTGTCGCAGTATTTGACAATATGTTCAAGTCCATCGGTGATATCATCGAAGGACTTAAGAACATTTTCATCGGTCTGATGGACTTTATCACCGGTGTTTTCACTGGCGATTGGGAAAAAGCCTGGGAAGGTATCAAGCAGATATTCAAAGGAGTATTTGATGCGCTCTGGGGCATTGTAAAGTATCCGCTGAATCTGATCATCGACGGTCTCAACTTCTTAATCCGGGGACTGAACAAAATCAGCATCGGTATCCCTGACTGGCTTGCTGATCTGTTGGGCATGGAAAGAGGCTCAAAATTCGGCTTCAACATTCCAGAGATTCCAAAGCTTGCTACTGGCACAAATTACGTACCGCAGGATATGCTGGCTTACTTGCATGAAGGCGAAGCAGTAGTACCTAAGAAATACAATCCTGACGCAACGGGACTAACTGCTGAAACAATAGAACAGGCAGTATACAGAGCATTTACGAACGCATTAAGAATCATGCAGGCGTCAGCAAGGCAGGACGACAAGGAACTGGTGCTCAAGATAGACAATACTACCCTTGCAAGGATGCAACTACCCGCCATAATCCGAGAGGGCCAGCGGCAGGGCCTGAATCTTGTAGTTCAGGGGGTGTAACATATGCTGAAAATAGCAGGAGTAACGGTCAAAACGCCCAGCGAGCTCAAAGTTGGGCGTTTTGATTTAACCAAAAGCAACCGCACCGCCTCTGGAAAGATGATGATGGAACTTATTGCGACAAAACGGCGGGTTGATTGCACATGGAAGATGATTGCCGACAGTGACTTGCAATTGATAATTAATACCATAACGGCGCATAAGCCGTTTTTTAGTTTGGAGTATCCTGATGTTGACGGCACGGCGACAATGACATGCTACGCTGGAGACATAAACACAAGCCTGTGGCATACCATAGGCGGAGTACGGTACTGGCAGGATGTCAGTATCGCATTTATCGAACAGTGAGGTGATTTGATATGGCAAGAGTAAGCTTAGCCCGGCAGCAATTGGCCGACACCGGCCTTATAGCAGCATATTCCCCGGCAGCAGCAGAAGGCCACAAAGTAGAAAACGATGGGAGAGTAATCCTCCATGTTCG